GACCAGCCCGGCCACCGCAGGCACCGCGCTGCCCAACTGCGCGAGCAGCGGCGCCAGCCGGGCAGCCAAACCGCCCGCAGCCGTAGCCACCCCGCCCATGGTGCTGCGCAACGCCGTCAGGGCCCGCGCTGCGAGCCGCGACCGGCCCGATACACCGCGGTCACCGAGAGCCTGCTCCGTATGTGTGGCCAGATCGTGCATGGCCGTGGTGCCCTGGTCCGACGTGAGCAACAGCTGCTGCCCGAGCCGGGCGGCATGCTCGTCCGCGTCCAGCAGCGTGCCGAACATCGTCGTGAGCTCGCCGTGGACGTTGCGGTGCAGGCCCTGCATCGCGAGCTGGGCATCCGACGATCCTGCGATCCACGCGTGCCCCAGTTCACGGGCTGCCTCACCCGAGGAGACGAGGGACCCGTCAACGCGCCGGAGTTCACCCTCAGCGGTGCGCCGGAACCCGGCCATCTCCAGCTCGGCGGTGGTCAGGCCACGGATCATCCCGTCCGGGTCGGCGTCGATGGTGGCGGTCAGTTCACCGATAGACAGCGCCACGGGGCACCCCCTTACAGGTTGCTGAGGGAGGCCCGCACCGCGGCGGGGTCATCCACGATCGTCAGTTCGTCGTGCGCGACTGCCCGGAACACCGACTGGCCGGACAGGCCGGCCAACAGCGCGTTGAAGCGGCGGACGGTCAGCCGCCCGAGCGCTTGCGCATCGATGCCGTACTCGCGGTGGAAGTCCGCGACGATCGCCCACCAGTACCGGCGGATCGCGGCCTCGCGGCGGCTCGGCGCGCGGCCCGGTTGGGCTGGGCTTTTCCCTGCTCGGCCGCCTGCACCCGGGCCGCCGCCTCGGCGAACGAGACGTTCTGGCCGTTGGCGTGCGCGATGCCCCACGCCAACGCGACCTGGAACTGCCGCACGGTCATTCCCTCGGCGGTCCAGTCCTCCAGGGCCCCCTCACCGAACAGCAGGCTGACCAGCTCGTGCAGGTCGTCCTCCGACTCCGACTGCTCCAGCTGCTCCAGTCGGGCGGCGAGGTTGAGGGGCATGTCCTGCGGCACCAGCACCTCGACACCACAGATCGTCTCGGTGCGCTGCGCGGGGGTGACCTCGGCCCAGAAGTCGTCCCAGGACTGCGTGTCCGTCTCCGTGGCTTCCACGGCGCGCTGCTCGGTCACGACTTGACCGCAGTCGTGGAGGCACCGGAGCGGGTGAACGTCACGCTCCAGGACTCCTTGTCGTTGTTGCCGCCGCCGATGTCGCCGAGCTCGGCGGTCGCCGTCCACACCGTCCACTCGGTGGCGCCGGGGCCGGCGAACCGGATGGATCCGAGGGAGTCGTCGCTGACCGCGTCGGCCAGGGCTTCCACGAGCGCCTGCCCCGGGTCGAGGTCGCCCGTGTCGGGGTCGACCAGCCTGAACCCCTCCAGCTTGAGGGTCATACCGCGCTGCATGATCTGCTGCTCGGTCGCACCCGCGCTGCCGTACGTGGTGGTGTCCACGTTGGAGGAATCGCGGCTGATGGTGTGGGTGGTGATGCCGGTCGGGGCGATGGCGGTCCAGGTGCCCGGCGAGCCCGGGCCCTCGATCTCGAACTCACAGCCGCGGCTGTCGTACTTCGTGTACGGCATGGTGGGCCCTCCTCAGGGCATGCAGAAGCGGCCCGGTCGGCGGATGCCGCGGGCTGGGGTTGGTATGGGGGTCAGGCGGGGCGGTGCGCCGAGGGCGCGTGCGTCTCGCAGGCCAGGTTGAACACGTACTCCAGGCGGCCGAGGTCGTCCTGGCCCATCGAGCCGGGCGACTGCTGCGCCACGGCGAGGATCAGGCGGGTGCCGTCCGGCAGGTCACAGGGGCCAAGCCCGTGGAGGGTGCCGTACAGGGCCTGCGCGCGGGTACGGGCCTGCGCCCGGTCGGTGGCCGGCGCACGCACCCGCACCTGCAACGACGGCGCGTCGTACGGCAGCAGGGAGTCCACGGGGGCGCCGCCGTACACCGTCAGGCACACCGCGGCATCCGGACTGGCGGGCATCACGTCGAAGAACACGTCACCCGGGTAGGTCACCAGGTCGAGCCCGGCGAGGTAGCGGGCAATCCCGTCGTGCAGGTCAGCCACGCGTCCACCTCCGCAGGGGCACCGCCATCAGCGCGAGCATCGTCGCCCGCTGGTCGTTCATGGCCGACTCCAGATACTTGGCCTGGCGCCCCGGCAAGTGCTTCCAGGTGAGTTCTTCGTGCTGGCGGACGGCGTACACCGTGTCGTAGCTGATGGCGCCATCGAGGCCGTTCACGATGACCTTGCCGGAGCGTTCCAGGGTGCCCTCGCGGAGCGGCACGCGACTGTTGCTGACGCCGAGGGTGTGCTCTAGGGCGCGGGTCAGCCCCTCGGAGGCGGCGCGTCGGCCGCGCTCGGTCCACAGCCGGCGGCCCTGCCACTGCATGCTGACGCGCATCGGCACCGTGCCACCCCCTACACGAGCTGGAGTTCGAGGTGTGACGGCGTTGGCAGGGCGGCACCGTCGCGTCGCATGGCGGCGATGACGGACGTGACACGCCCGTCCGGCAGCGTGACACGCGACAGGGCGGGCGCGACGGTGTCGAGGCGGCAGTACGCGGTGCTGCTGCTGGTGACCTGCGTGCCGTCCGTGGCACGCACCGTGCGGGTGGCCTGATCCAGGAAGCACCGCACGGTCACCGGGGCGTCATACGTCGGACCGTCCGGCCCCTCACCGTGCCACGCCTCCACGGTGACGGCGTGCTGCAACAGCCACCCCGGAATGGCGGTCACAGGAACTCCCGCAGAGACCAGGTGCGGATCTCGCCGAGCCGGAAGATCCGCGGCGTAAGGTCAGGATTGCCGAGTGCATCCCACACCTCCGGTGCGACCTGACGGGCCGGCGACTCCGACCCATCGGCCGCGACCGGCCCCGCCTTCCCGGTACGCGACAGACTCACCGAGCCGATACTCACCGAGGAGTAGCCGGCACCGAGCGCGCCCGTGCTGTCGTTGAGGGCCGTCCACCATGCGACTTGCGCGCATGTGGCGTCGCGCAGGGCCTCGGCCACGGTGGGGTCGGTGGGCAGCCCGGTGTCCGGGTCGGCGGTGTACCAGCACAACCGGAACACCGCCGAATCCAGGAACCGGCCGGCCTTGGCGAGCAGCACGGCAGCGTCCGCCGGCGCGTCCTGCCCGGTGTACACGGCGAGGTCGTCCGGCGTTGCGTAGGCACGGGCCACGACTGCTCACCCCCTCTCAGGCGTCGCTCTTGCCGAACTGCTCGATCAGGGCGGCCTTAGTGGCTGCCTCGGCGTCGATCTGGTCGGCGCCGCACGCCACCGCCCACGCCCGCCAGTCGGCGACTGGGGCGGCCTGAGCAGGGCGGGCAGTGAGCGGCGCCACGCCGTCTTCCACGGGCTGCACCTGGTAGCCGCGGCGCCGGAAGTACGCCAGCGCCGCCCGCTCCCCGCCGTCCACCTCGGCCGTGCCGTCGTGGAACGCCACGCCGGCAACCGTGCCCGTATGCCCCTCCGCAGGGGCCGTGATCCGGTACCGCATCACTGCACCTTGACGTTGCGCAGCACCGCGGCCGAGCGGGTGTTCTTCAGGACGACCGCGGCCGGCCCCAACTCGATCTCGCCGGTCTTCACCGCGCCGGGCAGGTCGAACGGCGGCATCCACGTGCGCACGAGCGGCTGACCCGCAGCCGAGGCGGCGTGGAAGCTGTCGAGGCCGAACGTGACGGCGTAGATGTCGGTCAGGCCGGTGATGTTCCCGCCGGTACCTGCACCGTCCGCGTCGCGGGTCTCGATCGGGATGATCGGCGCGGACCCGTCGTAGATGTCGCCGAGGTCCACGAGGACCCACTCGCCGTACATCTGCACGGTCCGGCCGAGGCTGTCCTCCTGCTGGGTGTACAGGGACGCGCGCCGCGCCAACGACTTGATGCGGGTGATGGACTTGGTGTTGCCGAGGATCGCCCGCACACCCGGGGGCAGCGCGCCCGGGGCGCCCTGGTCGCCGCCGCCGGTGTGCGACGGGACAACACTGGACAGCCACTCGTCAAGGGTGTCCATCGCCGACATGGC